CTCCTTGGTCTGCACGACCTTGGCCGCGGCCTCGCCGGGCACGAATTTTGCCCGCCGGCGCTTGGCCAGGTCGCCGGCGAATTCGGTGTCCCAATAATCCTGGAACTGCTTGATCTGGTCCGGCGTCCAGCCCTGCGGCACGCCGATCAGCGCGTCGGGGATCGAGCCTTCGGTGAAATAATCGAGCTGCCAGAGCTGCTCACTTATGTGTCGCGGTACGGTCCTAATTTAAGGTTCCGCAATACCTTGTCGACCACGGCGCCCGCATCTGGATCAGGCGATTCGTAGTCAATGCGCGCCTCTTTAAGCGCTTCCGCCGCGTTTCGGACCTTGCCCTCCTGATCGTCAAATACTACGCCATCAGTCGCTTTTGCATATGCCGAGCTCGCAATCAACGCCGCTCGCATCTCGTTAAAGTCGCCACGCCACCGAAACGCAAGCGCATACTTCCAATCATGACCGAAATCGACATCTGACATTTCGCGCATGAACTCGTCTGCCGGAAAATGGTCACATTCAAAGCCTGTCAGATTCCCGCGCAGGTGTGCCGGCAGAAATCCCCAATGCGTTTCAAATTCAACATCAGGATCCAGTTGGAGCGGATAGCCTTCGGCGTCTATCGCGGCTTGCCATTCGGCGATCGAGCGCAATTCCTTATCAGACAGGACATAGATTTCCATTGCCATGTCAAAGCCCTTTCATACGCCAAGAAGCCTTCGTTCCGGGGCTGCGGTCTATGCTCATCGACTTTTCCAAGCGGGGCCACGGCCTCGATTTAATTCGATAAGCGGTATAGTAGACTCCGAATCCGTCCTAAAGCGAATCTGAATAATCCGGAGTTTACTCAATCCCCTTCCGGTTTTGACGTCATAGATTGCAATGATATCACCATCGTCATCACGCAAAATCGCGTCTGGCCTGATACTATCTTTCGCCCCGTAGCGCGCATCTGCCTGAATCCCGAAAGTTCTCTCCACATCGTTTGTGTCTATGCCGCGCAGGCTTTCCGCACGCACCGCTTCGGCAAATTGGGTATGAACCAGAGTACCATATCGTTTGGCATCGAGATCAGGGCGAGGTCCAATCTGGTCCATGACATCACCGAGGATGTCCATCAGCTTTGCGGTTGTGTAATCAATAAACGGGTTGCCAGTCTTGGCCTCGGGGGATGAAATCAGCTCACCGGTCCGCGGATCGCGCGGCAGTCCCAATGTACGAAGTCTGGACAGGTATTCCTTGGCTTCTTCGGTCCATGCTTTGAGTTCCGCTATATTGCCTTCAATTGTGGTTGGATCAACGAGCACGGTGCTCGGCTTCCAGCTCGGATCGAGCTTCAGCACCTGGGACACTGCAGTTCGCCAAGCAACCTCTGAGCCTTGGAGTCTTGCTTGTTGTTCTTCCGTTCCCTCGAGCAACACTCCACTGCGGCCTTCGCGCATTTCATCTTCTTCATTGCCGGCTGCGTATTGCGTCTCCGGCCTCGCTGCATCCGCGGCGTCGGTCTGCGTGGCCGCTTCCAACGCCGCATACCGCATTGGTCGCGCCGCATCGCGGTGATCTGAGTCCCTAGTTGAAACGATCGATTCGCTTTCACCGTCGCCCGTCGTCCACTGCCCGCCATCCGGATTTCCAGCCGGTACACGCGGCTGGTCGGAGCTGTACTTTCGGATTGCGGTCGCGTTGCGCGTACTTCCGCCCTGTCCGTTCGCGCCCGCCGTCGCCCCCTCCCTACCCGCATTGGCCTCGATCGGCACAAAGCCGGTGGCGGTGAGCACCATCGGGCGGTCGGCGGCGGCGTTGTCGAAGGGTCCAGCCCGAGCGCGTCGCGCATCTCGTTGAGGGTGACGGCGCCGAGCTTGACCCTGCCTTCGAGCACCGTCTCGGGATCGCCTTCGTCTTCGTCGAGCCAATGCAGCTCCAGATCGGGCGAGTCGAATTCCTCCGCCACAATCTCGTCGATCAAATCCTTGACCCACTCCTTGGTCGGCTCGAGGCCCTCCTCCTCGCTCTGCGCCGATTGATTGTCGGCGGTGGCGCGGTTCATCGCCTTGGTGGCCCATTGCGGCGGCACCGAAAAGGCAAAGCAGATGATGCGGGCGAGCCACTCGTCGAAATCGTCCTTGTGCTGCGGCTCCTTGGTCTGCACGACCTTCGCCGCGGCCTCGCCGGGCACGAATTTTGCCCGCCGGCGCTTGGCCAGGTCGCCGGCGAATTCGGTGTCCCAATAATCCTGGAACTATCATCAATCTGACAAAGCCGCGCACCCGTAAGCGGAAAGCACGAAACTTTCTGCGTTGGCGAAGGCGGATAAAGTTTTAGATCAACCCTGCCTTCCATAGGTTTCAACGACGCGATAGAGACTTTCATAATTTTTGCGCTCAAGCTTGCCTTTATACTCGAAACCTTTTTTCTGCGCGATTGACTGCAATATCTGATAGAATGCAGGAAGAGATTTATTGATGGTCTCAGCGATGCTCGGAACAAGAGTATCGTCGCGAGACCGACTATCAACCTTTCCTGACATGATCGCGTCGCTGATTATCTTTTGTTGATAGAAATACTTTTCACCGGCCGTCGCTATTTCCATGAAATCATCAAAAGTAACGGGCGCAACCTTCGCGTTGTATTTTGTAAGTGCGGCGGTGAACTCCTGGAATCTATCAAACTGGGCAGTCATCAAGTCTCTGCCGTTCTCAAACTCCTTCTGCTCTACGTCCTTTTTCTCCTTTTTGGTCATAGTCCAGCGCGAAGCAAAGAAACCAAGCACAAATGTTATGATTGGTATGAGTATTTTGACGGTGGGAAGATCAAGCCATGGCGGCATTTATTTGCCCTCAGCGGCTCGCAGCAACGCTTCAATCGTATCCGCTTGCGACGCATAGTGGCGAGTCCTAAAGTCCACAAAAAGTTGTTTCGCCGCAATCTCGCCCGCAATCTCCGGCGCGTTTGCCTGTCGGATAAGCTGTCGGGCCAATGCTGCCCACTGGGCCACTTCGGCGTCGGACGGCGTGTGTGCCAAGCCATATTTGATCATCAATTCATGAGATGCAGCGGCCATAACTCGTCCCCATGTTGCGAGTTCATCTAGCGACGCTAGACTATCCAGCATACTACACTCTCGGCGTTGAGCGCGAGTCGTTTCCATGGCTTTTTCTCATGATTCAGCGGTCGCGCTCTCCGCCAATTTGCACAGGCAGGGAGAACAACATGCGTAGACGGGCTAGAGGATGGAGCGACTTCAACAATGACGAAAAACTGGAAGCGCTTCGCGCGGATGTAAATGACGCGCTCGACTTAGCCGAAAGACTGACCGAGGACCTTAAGCAGACAAACGCCGAACTCGCGAAGCTCGCGCGCTGCGTTTACGAGTTGACGCAGCGCAAGTAGCTCTGGCTTCCGCTTGCAGGCGTTTCCACCATGTCAGGAAGCCTCGTGGATTGATATTTCGGCGCGTCATTATTTCTTTCCCCTTTTGGCTTTACGTTGCTTGCCGACCTGCAATTCCGAGTCCGTCTTAGGAGGCGAGGCCCTTTGGACCGTCCTTGTTCCTCTTCGAGCCAATGCAGTTCGAGATCGGGCGAGGCGAATTCCTCCGCCAAAATCTCGTCGATCAAATCCTTGACCCACTCCTTGGTCGGCTCGAGCCCCTCCTCCTCGGCCTGCGCCGAGCCCCACCCTTCCCTCCCCCGCAAGCGTGCTCCGTCGCGCCAGAGCGCGTCTACCACCCAAGCGCTGAGATAATCCCCCTAAAGCGGCTCGAATTTTTCACCGAAAAACGTTGCGGTGCCGACAAGTGTGCCGTCTGCCGAACCCCAACATACGGTCCGGTTCATAAAATTCGAATCCTCATAACCGGCCTTTGTGCGAAAATCGATCCGCAACACCAGCCCCCACGTATCGCTATGGGTCAGAAGGGACTTGCCCAAGCGCCAGTCAAGCTCAGCCGCATACTTTGAAATTTCCGACATGCACCTACTAACAAAAGCGGGACTGTCAGCCACCGGTGTCTCTTCGCCCGGATCGGGGTTCGGACATACATTCTGTGTCTGGATCATTGCCGGATGGACCTTTTGTTATCACGAAAACTCGAGAACGATACTCTTTCCAGCTTTCCGCCAGTGACGTTACCTTCGGTCATACAGACACGCCAACATAGAAATATGATATATCACGGTCCCACTGGAAGCCGGGAATATTGTGGAGGACGACCGGGCCTGAAAACTACAATTCCGCCGCCAGGAAAATACGCGGATGCACTAATATCGCTGCCGATCGAATTTGCCCTATTCAGAGACAGACAAAGATCCAGAGACTGCATGCACGCTTGTCGCGCTTGCAAATAGGTGCCGGGACTCAGCGATGGATTTGTCTGGAGCTGCCACACGCAATCGAGAAAGGCTTGCCGGCATATTGCATCCCCTGTGAGATTGTCATTGGCAACTTGTGCGACGCGGCTTTCGTCAGTTCCCGGCGTTCCTGGCGTCTTGTCCGTCAACGTGCCGGTATCGAGTGCGGCGTGTTGCTTGGGAGGACTCGACACAGCGCCGGCGGCATCGGAAGGGGCTGCCGACGATCCGCTTCCGCCTTCACTCGTTCCATTAACGCCCTCCTTGGGCCGGAACTGGCCACCTCGGCCTTCAGGAGTGCCGGCCGGCCAGCCGGGATGATTTGGATCGTCTGGACTCGCTTTCAGAAACGCTAGCTTTCCGGACGGCTTCTCCGCAATTGCGCTTTGCCCGTTCGCAGCCGCTTGTCCAGCATTCGCCCCCTGGCCACCCGCATTCGCCTCGATCGGCACAAAGCCGGTGGCGGTGAGCACCATCGGGCGGTCGGCGGCGGCGTTGTCGAAGGGATCGAGGCCGAGCGCGTCGCGCATTTCGTTGAGCGTCACCGCGCCGAGTTTTACGCGGCCTTCGAGCACCGTCTCGGGATCGCCTTCGTCTTCGTCGAGCCAATGCAGCTCGAGATCGGGCGAGGCGAATTCCTCCGCCACGATCTCGTCGATCAGATCCTTGACCCACTCCTTGGTCGGCTCGAGACCCTCCTCCTCGGCTTGGGCCGACTGGTTGTCGGCGGTGGCGCGGTTCATCGCCTTGGTGGCCCATTGCGGCGGCACCGAAAAGGCAAAGCAGATGATGCGGGCGAGCCACTCGTCGAAGTCGTCCTTGTGCTGCGGCTCCTTGGTCTGCACGACCTTCGCCGCGGTCTCGCCGGGCACGAATTTTGCCCGCCGGCGCTTGGCGAGGTCGCCGGCGAATTCGGTGTCCCAGTAATCCTGGAACTGCTTGATCTGATCCGGCGTCCAGCCCTGCGGCACGCCGATCAGCGCGTCGGGGATCGAGCCCTCGGTGAAATAATCGAGCTGCCAGAGCTGGCGGCGCAGCCCGATATTGACGGTCATCAGCACCTGCTGCACCGGCGAAAAACCGTAGACCCGGTGGGCGCGCACATTGCGCGGCCGGTAGACGATGTCGCGCGCCGAATAATTGACCGCGGGCAGGCCTTTGAGCACCTGCTGATAGGCCGGCGGATAGATCGTCGTGCCGTCGGCTGCATCGAACGGCTGCGGCGTGCGGCCCCAATCGTCGATCACCCGCTTGATGGTTGCGCCGTCGAGTTGTTGCAGCGCGCAGAGCTGGCCTGAGCGCGTGCGCTGGCAATACAGCGTCGCCGCGTCGATGACGAACATGTCCTCGAGCAGCGCCCGCAGCCAGGTCTTCCAGCGCGTGATGCCGTCGGGCTTTTGCAGGAAGGTCTCGATGCCGGCGATGCGCGCGGTCAGCTGCGGATCGATCGCGGCGCTGCGGCGCTTGGATTTTGCGTCGCGCGGCCGGATGCGCCAACGCTGGCGCTCCATCTGGTCCTTGCGCGTCTCGATGACCAGCCGCAGCAGATCGTAGGCGTCGGCAAAACCGCGCAGCTCGGCAAAGCCGATCGCCTCGTAGGCGCGCGGCTGGGTGATGAGGTTATAGCCGGGCGGAAAGTCGAAGCGCCGGCCGGCGACGTCCGGCGGCGCGATCGGCCGCATCGGGTCGAGCGGACCGAACCAGTCGGCGCCGCTGCCGCGCGCAATGCCGGCGCCATACGAAACGTTTACCTGATACGGCGACAGCGGCCAGGTCGGCTGGCCGGCGCCGCGAGTTTGTTCGCTCATCCGGATCCTGCTTGTTTGCGAGGTGCGCTGCGGCTGACGGCGCGCGAAAAGGTGGGCCGGGATGCTGCCGTCAAAATACCTGCGGCAGATCCCGGCCCGGCGACCCACGCCGCCTTTTCGCTATCCGCTGTCCGGGAGGGACATGCGTTCCGCCGGAGCTGAATACGGAACACACGGGCGTTGCAGCGGTGCGCGAAGGCAAGCGCGGATCAGGCCCGCGCAAAGCGGGACGTCACATGCCGCCGCGGCTCGCGGCCGCGGCGGCACGACTGGAATTCAATGCGAAAAGCGGATTTTAATTCGAAGCCAGAGCCGGCTGGCCCTCAGCAAATGTCGACAAAATAGAAATGGCCGAAGGCGCGAGATTCGACATAAAGGTTGAGCCGGAGATTTTTGGTTTTTTCTTTCCAATCTTCGGATATCGGATCGAAAACTATCGTGTCCCCTTCGTCATAGGCTAGGCCCGTATTGCAGGGTGTGCTGCCGGACCATCGCCAGACGGCAAACTTGGGCTCAGGTAATTTCGATATTTCGTCGCGATAATAGGGATACGCGGCGAAGAGGTGGATGTAGTCGCCCGCCCTCTGGTCTCCGGGCCAAACAAAGTCGAGATACAATACGGCGGCTATGAGGGTCAGCGGCAGCACGAGCGTCGATACAAACCGGCGCCAGGCTTGTTCATAGAGCCACACCATGCACATTGTAACGGCGAAGACGACCGCGCCAGTCCAGAGCGTAAGAATTGCGGGAGAAAACAATGCCGGCAACGTGGAGCGGCCGGCCCAGGTGAGAAGACAACCAATGGGAAAGGCAACGGCGAGGATGACAGGCCAATAGAGGATTCGATCGCGAATTGCGCCCTGCATCTCGGACCTCATTCACCGCCCCAGCCGAATGCGCCCGGACTCGTACAGATCATAGCCTGTCAGATTATCTTCGATATCTTGTCTGGTCGAGTGCGGGTAGTCTTCATCCATCGTTTCCCTGGGACCGAATCTTGATTTAAGTGAGGCGTAAAAGTCGGCGAAAGCGAGAGCATCTTCCCTGCTAACGCCGGCTGCCGCCATAAAGATGCCAGTCGCGATGCTGGTATAATGGCGATAGTCGCTGACATAATACGATTCAAACCGCTCGGCGTCTAAAGAGCCGCCATGCGTGAAGGGGACCAATTCGGAGGCAATATTTGCCGCCAGACCCGCCAGAGCGCTCGGCTCCAACAACCCGGTCGCGGCCAGCTGGGTGAATTGGTGGATATCCGCAGACAAAGAATGAGCAGCAAGTCCAGCCTCCACGTACGCTTCCGGAGCCGGATTATCTGGCCGAAGAATTGGATTGCCTTGATCATCGAGAATTTGGCGGCCGGAGCCGTCGACGAACGGCACCGGATGCTTTGGATGATCGTCCGTAATTTCATACGACCGAATGACCTGATAGTCGCCGAACACCAAGTCAGGCCTTCCTCCCGGAAACTCTGACGCGTACGGCATGTCCGGTATGACTGAATTGTTGCGTGTCGAGAACGGAGATGGTGTACGTTCCGTCGCATCCGTGCGCGTATTGGTGTCCAAGGCGGCGTAACGTATACGCGGAATCGGCGTGTCGCCGCCGGCCTCACCCCCACCCGTCCATTGCCCGCCGTCGGGATTGCCGGCCGGCACGCGCGGCTGGTCGGGGCTGTATTTTTTCAGCTCCGACTGCAGCTCCGCCATCACCAGCGCCGGCAATTCTTCGCCGAGCTTGCGAACGTCACGCGCCAGCACATCGAAATCGCGGCGGATCGCGGCGATCTCCGCGCGCCGCTGCCGCAGCAATTCGTCCTCGTCCGGCCCGGCGAGCGTGCGAATCGCCTTGGCGATCTCGAGCCGCGTGTGCAAGGTCTGCGGCACGGCGCTCAGGCGGTATGGCCGATAAGGGTTCATCCGAATAGCCTTTCTTCGGGCGCTGCCACGTTCGGTCAATGCGCGAGTCTGGGCGGCGGGCCGTCAATCCGTTTCAAATAAATGTGGGCTGTTGTACGCGGCTTGCGGTGTTACGGCCACGAACTTGCCAGCGCGGCGCGGCGGAGTGATCCGTGCGATTAAAGAAGCTTGGCGTCGTTGCCGACCAAAAGATCGCGCAAGCTAACCGGAACTGGAAATCCATAACCCTGTCCCGGCGTCTCGAAAAGAAGGCTACCACTCTTGTGATAGGAACTTGTGTAAATGTCCGATCCGATCGCCTGAAGTGCCAAGACTAACGCCTGAATTGAATCCACACCCCACATTTCTCGCGTTTCTTTACCTTCCGGCCATTCGATTTGATATTGGCAGGACCAGGCGCGCGGCTCCTGTTGGCTTGGTGCAAACACGCGAACAGGAATTTGAATGCTGTCTGTTCCATTTCGCAGCACGAGGATTCGAGACGCGATCTCCATGGCGAATATCTCAATAGTTTAGTGGACATCCCCGAAACTTGGCGATGCATTTCAACAATTTAGATTCTTCCCGCCCTTTCCTCAATCGTATGCGGTCCCCGGCCGCGCGCCATCGTACTCAAACATCTGAAATTCTTTCGGCAAATATTGCCGCTGCAGGCCATCAATAATTTCGTGTGCGCGAACGTACAGCCCCATGCAAGGCCAGTCATCATAGTGTTCCGGAACGGCAACCGTCACCGTGATCTGCCATCCGGGAAAATCCTTAACGAGTTCTTGAAGCGCGGTGATAACGGGCGGCCGCAACATTTGCAGGTTACTGACGAAAGTGACCACCTCTGGATAGCCGGCGTAATCGCCATGCACCGAGTAGTCACCATGGGGCTCAACGGGTAGGTAATGGGGCTGTCCAAAACGCTTCAACAGGTCGTAGGTCCGGTCTCGAAGACGTTCAAAAACCTCAACCTGCTCACGATCGCGACGATCTTGTTGATGTGCAGCCATGTTATTCCTCGTCGCCTCCTCCCCGCCCTCTTGAACGCTGCCAATACCTGAATGCTTCACGCCAGATTCTCATGTTGAAACTACGAATTCGCGAATCACTCGAATAGTACACCTCGTCCACGAACTCTTCAGCTTGCGCCGGCGTCAACCGCTCTGTGCGGTCTGCAGGAATGTTATTCCTCTGTAGGTAGGATATAAAGGCCTCGTCGACTGCTTCATTGTAAGCCGCATGTTCTGACGACCAGCGATTTGCTCGGGTGTCCGCAAGCGGTCCCGACGTCGCGTCGACAAACACCTGCCGCGTCTCCGGTTGCAGGGTGTACTTATCAAAAGTGGCCCAGGGCACGAAATGGTGTTCCCAGCCCGCAGCGTATTGAGCTCCCGGTATCCACATATTATCGGGCGTTGCATCGGAGAGAATTTCTGAGTTGTTACTCGCGTCGCGCGGGATGTCGGCAGTATATCGGACTCTGGTCCGTATCGAAGCAACGTCGGCCCGTGAACCATCGTGGTTCGCATCGCCATTTTCGCCAACCCACTGCCCGCCATCGCGATTGCCGGCCGGCACGCGCGGCTGGTCGGGGCTGTATTTTCTCAACTCCGACTGCAGTTCCGCCATCACCAGCGCCGGCAATTCTTCGCCGAGCTTGCGAACGTCGCGCACCAGCGCATCCAAATCGCGGCGGATCGCGACGATCTCTGCGCGCCGCTGCCGCAGCAATTCGTCCTCGTCCGGCCCGGCGAGCGTGCGGATCGCCTTGGCGATCTCGAGCTGCGTGTGCAGGGTCCGCGGCACGGCGCTCGGGCGGTATGGCCGGTAAGGGTTCATCCGAATACCCTTTCTTCGGGCGCCGCCACGCCGGTTTCGCAGCTGCGGCCGCGTCGCGTTCGCGGCAAGTTGCGGCTCAAGCCTGCTCTTCGGCCAACGGCACATAACCGGCCTTGATGAGGGGCTCGACGTCGCCTGGCTCGACCGCGATCACGCGCTCAGCGTCGACCATGTAATATGTACTGGACAGACCGTGAACGCCGGAGATGTTCTCCGGCACGCGCAAGCGGATTTTCGTCGGCGCTTCAGGCGCGGCCGCGGCCGGCTGGGCCTCGCCCCGGCCCTCCACTTTGAGGCGGTAAAATTCGATGATCGCGGTGTTGTCCGCTTTGAGCATCAGCTCGGTGACGGCGAAGACCAGCGCGTCGGCGTGATCCGGACTGCCCTCGCCGCGATAGCCCGCGGTGGTGAAGGCGCAAAGTTGATCCTCCAGCACGGCGAAGCGGCCGACGTGATGCACGACACCTTGCTCGTACAGCGCCGACACCGGCTCGGCCCGCAGCACCTTGCCGCGCGAGGCCGAGATCATGTGCACCGCCAGATTGGGATCGGCAGCGCGGATGACAAAGCGCACCATCTCGCCGCCGAAATTCTCCTCCGCCACGATGCGGTCGGCGTCAAAATCGTGATAGGCCTGCACCGCGACCTTGCCCCATGCGGCGGGCGCATCGCGCAGCGAGCGGTCGGCCAGCACATAGGCATGGCCGTCGGCGCCGCGCGCGGCAACGACGATGCCGATCTCGTCGGCACGTTCGTCGTCGCGGCTGGAGGCGCCCGACGGATCGACCGCGACGACGACGCGCTGGCGGTCCGCCTTCGGCAGATCGGCGACACGGGCGCGGGCGATCATCTCGTAGCTGAACAGCGCGCCGTCGAGATCGTCGATATAGACGCCTTCGAAGAAACGCTTGCGCTGCCGCTCCGGCAGCCGTTCGAGGCTTTTGAGGTAATCCGCCGACAGGTTATCGGCGTTGTCGCGCGGATTGAGGAACATCCGCTCGTAGTTGTCCGGATCGTCGAGCGGCAAATGCGAGATCGGGTCGCGCTTCTCGCCGAACAGAATGTTGGTCCAGTGGCCCTTGCTGGTCGGGTTGAGGTCGTAATAGGCGGCTTGCCGCAGATCGCCCACAACCTGCGCCAGTCGCGTCAGCGCCACCAGGACCGAGGAATAGGGAATCTGCGAGCACTCGTTGAGAAAGATGGTGGCGTATTCCTTGCCGAGAATCTTCTCGACCCGCTCCTGATCGTCGAGCCCGGCGATCCAGATTTCCGATTTGTTTTTGAGCGAAAAATACCCTTCGGTGCGGTGGTGCTTGTACGGCACGGCGGGTTGCCAGAAGCGAAACACCTTCGGCAAGGTGTCCAGTGCGATCGAGGGCCGCACCGCATTGGCGCGGAACCGCAAGATGGCGTGGCGCGAGGCGTCGGCGCGCAGCGCGCGGGTGACGATTTCATGGACCAGGAGCGTGGTCTTGCCGGACCGCGCGCCGCCCACGAGCAGCGTATGCCGCTGCGACCCTTTCAGGAGCTCTTGCGCGTCCTGTTGCCTGGCAGTGCGCTTGAATTGGGACTTTTGAGACGGCTTGCGCTCGCTTCCCATTCGCGTTTCGTCGTTCGGTTGCTCGGTGAATCACACTCCTGCGCCCGGAACTGGGCGCTCACTGTTAAGCCAATGTTGATAAGCGCGGTGGCCCTCACGCCGGCGCGGTTTTCCGGCTATGTGCTATTGAAGATCGACCAGATAAAAGTGGCCATACAGCGGACGATAACCGGACCCGGCGACGCCGATCTCTTTGGCTCTTTGCTTCCAAGCTTCCGACGGCTGGCTTGACGCTATCTCGTCGCTTTCGTCGTAAGCCAAGCCCAGCTCATGGGTCATCGTCGCGTCCCAGCCCCACGCCATGAACCGCGGCCGATCGGCAGGCAGCTTATCTAATATCGCAGCCCATTCATTGCTCCAGCCGAATGCGCCCAGACCGGTACAGTTCATAGCCCAGATTCGTATCTCCGACATCCTGCTCGGACGAGTGGGTATAAATCTCATCCTTTACCTCTTTGGAACGAAATCTAGAAACAATTGTGGCATAAAGATCCATTCGGCAATCGAGCCGAGCTTTCTATCAGAGAAAACGCAAATTTGCATCGACATGACGCTTCACCACGCGTTCAACATCTTCCACTTACAAATCAGTCACCGCCGGTCGTTATGCTGACGTCACCAACGGCTGGCTTGCCAAACGGGGTCGTATCGCTGAGGTCATGGCCGCCAATTGAGGGAGCACGAAGGTGCAGGTGGCCCGTCGATCGAACTTTCTCAAGAGCTCCGATCAAGGTGGCCAATCCTTCGCTGTCACAGTCGATTTGAATGGTCCGGCCACCATTCGTAACCTCAAAACTCAGCATGGTATATCCTCCAATCAGCGCGCCTTCGTCGAACGACAGAATCGCAGTCCTTTCAGTTCATAGCCCAGCTGCCGATTACCTGCGCATCCATGTTATCCGGGAACCAGCACTGGAGGAATTGCAAAGGGAACTGGCTCAATGGGAATGCTTGGAATCGGAACTATCGGCAAGATCGGCTGCGGAACGATTGGAACGAAAGGATCGGGGCTCCAAGGCGGCGCGTCGCCATTGGGATCGGACAATGATTGATCGAAGTCGAGCTTTCTCTTTTGCGTGGACCAGGGCTTTTTTGAATTGGGAGGCCACCGCCCTCGATCGTCGCCATCGGAGCCTTGGATGTCCCAGTGCCGCCAATGGCGGTCGTCCTCAGGGTGAACCGTGTACTTCTTTCCGTCCGGATCCTCTAGCCAATAAGGACCGTCGTTTGGCCATTTGCCTTGCTTCCAAGAATTCGGATCGTAGCCCGGCGGCACTGGCGGAAATGTGCCGTTCGCCGCATACCGCACATGCCGCCCTGTGCCCGTTCCGGTACTGCCGTCCCTCGTCCACTGCCCGCCGTCGCGATTGCCGGCCGGCACGCGCGGCTGATCGGGATTGTATGTCTTTGCCAGCGCCGCCCGCAGCTCGGCCTTCACCAGCGCCAAACATTCTTCGCCGGCTTTTTGAAAGTCGCGTTTGATCGCCTCGAGTTCGCCGCGTATGGCAGCGATCTCGGCGCGGCGCCGGCGCAACGGCTCATCGTCGTCCGGCGCCATCAGCATCCGCATGGCTTTGGCGATCTCAAGCTGCGCGTGCAGCGTTCGCGGTACGGCGCTTTCGCTATACGGCAGCGGTGGTTTCATCGGCCCTGCCCTTTGCAACGCGCCGGCGCCGCGATCACTCGAACGCGATATTGATGGCGCGAAGGCCGCGGTGGGTGCGATCGATCTCGAAGCTGACGGGCCGGCCCTCGAAAAGCGCGCCGGCATTTTGCGGCAGGTCCGTGCGGTGCACGAAGACGTCGCCCGAGCCGTCGTCGCGGGTGAAAAAGCCGTAGCCTTTGCTGTCGTTGAAAAACTTGACCTTGCCGGTGACGCTCACGGTTCATCCTCCGATGCGCTGATGAAACCCGCGCGAATGCGCGCGCGGCCGCCAGGCGGCGAATGCTTCACGCACCTGGGCGGCCTCGCGCGTCGTTCGCGAGTTTGCTGGTGATTGACGGTTGTGGGGAGTTGCGAAGCGCGCCGCACGCAGTTCTGCAAGGCGCGCCCGCACGCGAGGCAATGCCGCAAAAAACCACCGCGCGTCAAGCGCGCAGATTGGAGCTCATTCTGAAAACGTCACGTATCGCATTGAAGACGCGGCGAAAAAAATTTCGTGGGGCAAAAGCGAAAATCGGCCGCCACGACCGGCCGTATCGCCTCACGCCGAATTTTTCAGCAAAGATTCGCAAGGAATGATCATCAGAGATAGCGCAGCGTGGCGGCGAGCTTGCGCACGAGTTCTTCCTTGTAGCCGAGCATCCATAGCGCATAAGGCACGACGGGCTCGCCCTTCGCGGCTGCGTCACGCCGGTATGATTGGTAGGACTTGTTGACCGGCCGCAAATCGCCGGACTTGCGCAAGCGCTGGAGTTCGTCGTCGATTCTGACGATCGCGGCCGTGGCCTGTTCAAGAACGTCATCATCGGAGTGCAATTCGACATTTCGCTGTTTGGCGGCGCGAATGACCGCCTGGCAGGCCGCGGAAGCCGCGCCATCGCAGGATTTGCGATTGTGCAGCCGGGCGACGACCGCAGTCGCAATGGACGCGGCTTCGAAAGCCCGCGGACACCACCAGCGGCAATGCACGGTTTCCGCGGGCGCGCAGGCGATTTCAGCGCCCGGCTCCGCCGCCGCGACCCGAACGCCGTCCGGTCCGTCGATGACCGCAATCGCGGCAAGGCCAAAACCTTCGCGGAACGCCGCGACCAGGCGTGCGTGCGCGGCCGGCGCGTTCACCGCACCGGCACCCGGCGCCGGGCCAACTCGCGGGCAATGATTCGCAAGCCGTGCAGCTTGCGGGCGTGGAAGGCGCGGCGCGTGATCTTGAGCCGCTTCACGCGCGCGTCGATATCGGCGTCGAACGCCGCCCACAGCGCGCCGAGATTGACCGCGCGGGCGAGGTGATGAAACTCCGATTCGGAGAGATAAAGCGCGGGCCAGCGCAGCGCCTCTTCCATCCTGGCGATCTCGGCCGGCGACGGCGGAATTCGCACGCGGTTGCGGATGCGGGCCATGCGTTCGAGCTCATGGGTCTCCAGCTGCGAATTGAGATCGGCGCGGTCGTAGAGATAAATCGGCATGGAGTTGATATAGCCGCGCGGGCGCGTCGGCAGCGGCAGCCGCGACAGGGTGCGAAAGCCCTCCTCCATGCGCGCCATGACGTGAAAGAACGACCAGCGATCGGGCACGCGGCGTGGCCGGGCCAGCGGCGACAGCGTGGAACGCCCGATGGCGCCGAGGATATTTAGGCGTTCGCCGCGCAGTTCGGCGTCCGCAGCGGCGGCAGCACGATCGGCGAGCGGCACGGCCGCATCCGGGCGCTCGGGGCCACCGCGATCGCGTCCGCCGTCGGCCGGTTTGGTGCTCACGATCGCTTCCTCCCTTGGCTGAGGACGAACCGTTTCACGCCGGACGGCACGATCGAGGGTGATGGGATTGGCGGGTCCGCTGCGCCGAAACGCGCTGCCGCCGTCTTGCGGTTGCCGAGATAGGCGCGCCGCGCGTGGCGCTCGCAATAAGGCCGGCCGCCTTCCAAATCCGCGCCCGGCGCGCCGCAGAAGTGAAATGCTTGCGTCCCGGGCTGGCCGTGCGGCCAGCGGCAGGAATCGTTGGTCAATTCGAACAGCGTTTTCCCCGACGCCATCGCCGATGCGGCCGGCTTAGCCCGATGCTTGATAGGCGGCCGGCTTTTGTGACGCCGATCGAGGATCTTCGCGTTGCTGCGCGCCGACGCTGTCGTTGCGCTTCTCGCCGGCCGAAGCCGCAGGCGAAACACCTTGCCAAGCACCGCGGACTTCGACATGTGCAACTGCGCGGCAATGGCCGTCGCCGTTTCGCCGTCAGTCCAAAGCCTTTTCAGAAGCGCGATCCGTTCGCGCGTCCATATTCCACGCATGAGCCTTTCCCGCCATCGCGGGTCCCTTGACGTCGCTCGTTTGGTCCCTTAAACAGTGACGAAACGGACTTGTCAAGTCACCAATTTTGATGCTAGGCTTTCTGCACCGAATTTGTGACAATGGGGCCATGGCACGAAAGATTCGCACCGGCCGACAGCTCACCGGGCTCTACCACGCGCGCGAGGCGCGCCACATGAGTCGTTCCGAACTGGTGCGGCTGTCGGG